GCTTCAATACCAGATACAACTCTTCCAAATCCTTTTTCTGTTTCTGCACCAGCAAGTGTAACTTTATCAGATGAATTAATTATTTATAATGAAGGAACAGCAATAACGAGATTAAATATTTTAGTTGGTGCAAGTACAGATAAGTTTGTGCAATATTATCAAGTAGAAGTTAAGTTAAGTACAGAGTCAGATTTTTTTGTTTTATCAAAAGGAACACAATTAAATTATGAAATGCTTAATGTTATTGATGATTCTACTTACAATGTAAGAGTAAAAAGTATTAATAGTATTGGCGTTAGTTCTACATATACAAGTGCAAGTAGAAAAATTGTTGGTGCTACCGAGCCACCAGAAGATGTAAAAAACTTTTCTGTTAATATGCAAGGCTCAAATCAAATGCAATTAAACTGGGACTCAGTTGGTGATCTTGATATTTCTTATTATGAGATACGCTATCAAAATGTTCAAAGTGGTGGTCAATGGAATAAATCGGTAAACTGGTTACAAGTACCAAGAACATCTGGAACAACAATAACAACAAACGCTAGAACAGGTGCTTTCTTAATAAAAGCGGTAGATAAACTAGGAAACGAATCAAACAACGAAACAATTATTTATTCCAACATATCATCTCTCCAAGCCTTTAATAATATATCAACTTTAACAGAAGATTTAACTTTAGGAACGATTGATGCAGATGTTGCTTTATCGGATAGTTCTGGAACTAATTCTATTATACTTGATACAATAACTGACTTTGACGATACTGTTGGAAACTTTGATAGTGTAAGTGGTAATTTTGATCTAGGAGGAACTGACTCTACATCAAATCCAAATAATAATACTGCTAATATAGATAACGAAGGTTTTTATACTCTTAATCAATCTTTAAGTTTAGATGCTATTTATGATGTATCTTTTACTAAAAACATCACAGTAGATCAAATTGAAGATCCATACGATTTATTTGATGATGGTAGAGGGGTAAGTTTATTTGATGATGCTCCAGCACCTTTTGATGGTAATGACCCTACAAACGCAACAATAAATCTACAAGTTGCTACATCAAATTCAAGTCTTGGTGCGGCTACAGAATTTTTTAATATGAATACGACAACAACATATAAAGGTAGATATTTTAAATTTAGATTGAGATTAGCTAATGCTAATAATAAAACAAGAGCATTTGTATCTGGAATATCTGTATCAGTGAATATGGAAAAAAGAGTTGAATCAGAAAATGATGTTGTTTCTGGAACAAGTACAAAAGTTATTACTTTTGGAAAACCATTTTATGCAACACCAGCAATAGGTATATCAGCAGAAAATATGGCTAGTGGAGATTTTTATACAATATCCTCTAAGTCAAAAACTGGTTTCTCAATAGCATTTACAAATTCATCAAGTAGTGGTATCTCAAGGACATTTGATTATGTTGCACAGGGTTTTGGGTTGCAATCAACAAGTTAAAAAGGTAAATAACAGATATGGCTCAAGTTTCAGATGTAAGTTTAGCGAATCAAGGATTTTCGGCTTTTAGAACAGAATTGAATAATATTTTAGCGGCATTAAACTCAATGCATAGTGGAACATCAAGACCTAGTTCTGCTACTACAGGGACTATATGGCTTGATACTACTAACTCTGGATCTAATTCTTTAGAAATAAAATTTTTTGATGGCTCAGATGATATAAGTTTTGCTACTGTAAACACATCAGCAAATACAATTAACTTTATAGATAGCACAGTTTCTTTTGATATTGTTTCAGATACTTCACCTCAACTTGGTGGAGATTTAGATACTAATTCACAGAATATAAAAATAGATGATGCTCATGGTTTATTTGATGAAAACAATAATGAACAACTAATATTACAAACTACTGCGAGTGCTGTAAATTATGCAGAACTTACAAATGCGGCTACAGGAAATAATGTAGGTATTTCAGCAAATGGTAGTGATACAAATGTAGGTTTAGAATTTTCAACAAAAGGAACAGGAGCAATTAAATTTAATGATCTAGCGTATATTCCTCAACAAGCCTTAACATCATCATCAAACGCTGTAGCATGGGATAGTCAAGCTAAACCAAACGCATATCATTTAACAACAGAAAATACGACTTTCTCAGCACCAACTAATCCAGTTGAAGGTGCATTTATCTCATTAGAAATAAATTATGATGGCTCACATTCCATAGGGTGGAACACAGTTTTTGAGTTTCCAGCAAGTACAGAACCAACGGAAACAGCTACTAATGGCAAAACAGATATTCATGTATTTAGATACAATGGTGCTGTTTGGCAAGAAATTGGTAGATCAATGAATTTGAGTGAGAGTTAAAATATGTATGCAATAGTAGAAAGTGGTAGCATTACCCAAACATTTAATAATCCTAGAAAATTAGTTATTAATAATATTCGTTATTCAACTAAAATTTATTCTTTATGGTCAGTAGAAGAAAAAAAAGCCATTGGTTTATATGAAGTAGAATATGATAACACGAATAAAAAAGATGAAGCATGGTACATTAACACAAATCAAACATTAGCTTATGATTCTAGTGGTGATAAAGTTGTTGCAAGTTATGGTACAGCAACAGCTAGGGCTATTGCAGATGTTAATGAAGTAGATGATAATGGCGATCCATTATTAGATAGTAACGGAGATCAAATAGTTACTAAAGGTTTAAAAACTGTAAAAAAAGAAATGATAGATCAACAATGTGCTGGTATCTTACAGCCAAGTGATTGGCGAGTTATTAAAGCTAAAGAAACTTCAACAACAATGAATAGTGGTTGGAAAACTTGGAGAGCGGCAGTAAGGACTAAATGTAATTCTATGCAAACTCAAATAGATGGTGCGGCAAATGTAGATGCACTAGCGGCTTTATTTACTTACACCGAACAAGAAGATAAAAGTGTAACAAGACCACTAGGCGAATTCCCTATAAAGGAATAATATGCCATTAATCCTCCCAGCAAGAACATTAGATAGTGGTTATGAAATAGATAATTCACTTAGGTTTAATTATGTGGATAGTGCTGATTTACGATTTACTCCTAGTAGTGCTGGAACAGAGGAAACTTTCACAATATCAGCATGGATAAAAAAATCTATGAATAGTGCTAATAGTGGAACTGGGGGTCAAGATTGTTATTTATTTAGTTCACAAACAGATTCAAATAATAGAACAGTTATGGGAGTATTTGGTTCAAGTGGTACACAAGGAATTTTTTTTGAAAACAAAGTTAGTGGTACATCTTCTTATGTAGATTCTGCCGCAACTTTTAGAGACCCTAGTGCGTGGATGCATTGTTTTTGGGCTATAGATACAACTCAATCTACTGATACTAATAGAGTAAAATTGTATGTAAATGGAAGTCAAATATCATCTTTTGACAGCACTTCATATCCAGCTCAAAATACAGTAACACAATGGAGTAAAGCACAAATAAATTATATTGGTTCAAGGGCGGGTGGTAATTATTATGATGGTTATTTATCTGAAGTCCACGTTATAGACGGACAACAACTAGCACCAACAGAATTTGGCGAAACAAATGATAATGGAGTTTGGATACCTAAACAATACACAGGCTCTTATGGAACTAATGGTTACTATTTAGAGTTTCAACAAACAGGCACAAGTCAAAACTCAAGTGGTATGGGTGCAGATACAAGTGGTAATACTAATCACTTTGCAGTTACTAACCTAACAGCAACAGATCAAACAACAGATAGCCCTACAAATAATTGGTGTACTTGGAATCCTTTAATTGGTAGAGCCGCCGCATACGCTACTTTTGCAGAAGGAAATTTAGACGCTGATTTTACAAGTGGTAGTGTATATTGGAGAGCTACAGGTTCTATTGGTGTAACAAGTGGTAAATGGTACGCAGAAATAAAATGTATTGATGATGGTGTAAGTAATGATTTAAAAATTGGTGTTGAACACGCAAGTCCAGACCAAACTACTATAGATGGTGTTCATAAAGTTATAGAATCATTTAGTGGAAACAAAGCTAGTGGTGGTAGTGCTTCATCTTATGGTGATACTTATACTAATGGAGATATTATTGGTGTTCTTTTAGATATGGATAATGGAACAATTAAATTTTCAAAAAATGGTACTATAATGGCAAGTGGTGCTTCAGCTTTTACTGATTTAATTAGTGCTATGCCCGAGAGTGGGTGGGCGTTTTTTGCTTACGGATATGATAATGCAAATGTTCAAGCAAACTTTGGTAACGCACCTTTCTCAATTTCAAGCGGTAATTCAGACGCAAACGGATATGGTAACTTTGAATATGCAGTGCCTAGTGGATACTATTCACTATGCACAAAGAACTTAGCGGAGTACGGATAATGGCTTATACAACAATAGACGATCCATCAGTATATTTTCAGACAGCTTTATATACTGGTAATAATAGTAATAGAAGTATCACTAATGATGGTAACTCTGACTTACAGCCAGATTGGATTTGGGGTAAATCCAGAAGTAATGCTGATGCACATACATCAACAGATTCATCAAGAGGTAATACAAAAGTTTTAACTCCAAATGCTACTGAGGCTGAAGGTACAGCATCAGATTATGTAACAGCTTTTAATAGTGATGGTTTTTCATTAGGAACTAACAATGGAATGAATAAAAACACTCTTACCTATGTAGCATGGCAATGGAAAGCTAATGGTGGAACGACAGCAAGTAATTCTGATGGCTCTATAACTTCTACAGTACAAGCTAATACAACTGCGGGATTTAGTATAATAACTTATACAGGAACAGGTTCAAATGCAACAATAGGACATGGTTTAGGTTCTGCTCCAACAATGGTAATTGTTAAAAATAGAAGTTCTGCTGAACATTGGATGGTAGGTCATCATAAAAATTCTAATGGTTTTCAAAGTGCAATATTTTTAAATTTAACTGCTGGTAAAGATACAGACGCAGTTTATTTTAATAATACAGAACCAACCTCAACAGTTATTTCAATAGGAACAAATGATAAAATTAACCATGCTTCAGAAAACCATGTTATGTATGCTTTTGCCGAAAAACAAGGCTACAGTAAATTTGGTAGCTATACTGGTAATGGTAATGATAATGGCACATTTGTCTACACAGGATTTAAACCAGCTTGGCTTATGATTAAAAGAACAACTGCTAATGCGTGGGGTATATATGATAGTGCAAGAAGCCCACATAATGAAATAGTTGCTAATTTAGATGCTGATAGGTCTGACGCAGAAAATACAGCTACAAACTATGATGACTTAGATTTTTTATCAAATGGCTTTAAATTGTATGAAGAAAATGATGACATAAATGCAAGTGGTGGTACATATATTTACATGGCATTTGCAGAACACCCATTCGTATCATCAGAGGGTGTACCAACAACAGCGAGATGATTAAACCTTTTATTATAGGATTAGTATTATCATCTATAATAATATTTTTTTTAAGTAGTCTAATGAACCACGCTCATGCGGCAGATACAAATACTGTTAGTTCAACAGTAATAGATAAATCAGTTCCAACAGCTTCAGCTCCAAGTGTTGTAGTTAATAATTCAGATATTTGTAAAACAGCCACAAGTGGTGCAGTACAAACTCAAATATTTGGAATAGCAACAGGAGTAACAATAACAGACGAGAATTGCGAAAGAATTAAATTATCTCGTAGCCTTTATGGAATGGGAATGAAAGTTGCCGCTGTGTCAATATTGTGTCAAGATGTGCGAGTGTTTGATAGTATGTGGTCGGCTGGAACTTTTTGCCCTAGTCCAATAAGT